TGCAAATAAATATGGCGGCATGAACTTGTCTTTTCAATGTCGTGGCGCACCCGTCAGCGGACTTGCAGAGCAGATCTGCACTATTGACGGAATAACAAGATGTGCTCAGGAAGGTCCTGCTTTGACGGCAGGATGGAATAGGTTTTGGGACGCTGTGGCGGCCTGCGGACCAGATGATAACAGAGGCGGTGCGAAAGTGTTCCATCTGCCTCAGCCCGTGCTCGATGCACCGGGCAGAACATGCCAGATGAGGAATCTGGGCGGCGGCGTAATGCTTCCGGACCGCGTAAAGAGTCCGGACGATATCGCACCGCTGATGGCCTGTGCGATGGCTTACGCAGCGGCCACGGCAATAGTTGAGACTGAAAAGAAGGTCTACGAATCAGCGTATGCGAATGATGCTTCTCTTCTTTTCGTCTGAAAAATAATAGAATGGAGGTATCGAAGGGATGCCAAGTATCATGGATCGCTGGAGACTTTTTAGACAACCGGCAGTAGTTAATGTGACGATATCGGGTGATGCTTCAACGCAGGTATTGAACTACACAGCGAAGCAGCTTTATCAAACTCAAGATAATCTGCAAGCCGTCATAAATTTTCTGTCGAACAGTATCGCGCAGCTCCCTTTGAAGGTTTACGTCAGAGACGACGAGAACGAGAGAAGGCGTGACCGTGAGAGTACGGCAGCGGAGCTCCTGTGGAAACCCAATGCTGACCAGACAGAATTTGAGTTAATAAGAGCACTCGCGATCGAATACTTCGTATTCGGAAGCGTTTATGTTTGGTTGCTTCCAGATGTAGACAGCGAGAGCGGATATCAGCTCAGGATCGTGCCTACTGAATGGATAATCTCTTCAGAGTCAGACACGTCTTACGGTCCTGACACGATAAGGCTCTGTAACAGACAGGGTGGACAGGCTGTGGATGTTCCGCGCTCCGAGTTTATCCAGTTTAAGACGTATTCGGCAGGGAATCCCGGCGGATATCTCTCACCGATCAGCGCTCTGAGGCAGACCCTTGAGGAGCAGATCAGCAGCGGTCGCTTCCGAAAACAGCTATGGAAAAATTCGGGTGTGCTCAATGCACAGATCATCCGACCGAAGGATGTCACCCCTTGGGACGATGATCAGAGGAAGAAGTTCGCCACAGCTTTTCGCGAAGCCTGGGCGAATGGTGGATCAAAGGCCGGACGCATTCCGATAATGGAAGATGGCATGGAGATAAAACCCTTCTCCACATCTTTTAAGGAAGCAGAGTGGGCAGAGTCCGTGAAACTCGGACGTGAAAGTGTGGCGGCGGCCTACGGTGTCAATCCCTCGCTCATCTGGCACAGCTCTACGCAGACATACGCAAGTGCCAAGGATAATGCCAGAGCGCTTTATGCTGAGTGCCTCGGACCTGTCATCCAGATGTTCCAGCAGAGGATCAATGCTTTCCTTCTGCCGATGATCGGGGCAGACCGTAACACATATGTCGAGTTTGATCTTCAGGAGAAGCTCAAGGGATCCTTCGAGGAGCAGGCTTCCATCATGCAGACGGCGACAGGCCGTCCTTGGATGACCGTAGACGAAGCAAGAGCTCACATGAACCTGCCGCAGCTCCCTGACGGACAGGGTGAAGGACTCGTTGTTCCGCTTAATGTTGAGGTCAGCGGACAAGCTAACCCAGGGAACGATTATTCATATCCCGGCGTAGATAACCAGAGCAAGAAACTCGGGCCTTGTGCATGTAAGGAATGTAAGGAAGTCGAGGAGATAAGGATAAAGGGACGCAGTAAGACCTCAGACGATGAGAGGGTGCAGAAAGTTCTGACAGCTTTTTTTGAGAGACAGGCGCGTTCGATAAGTCCCAAGATCAGAGCCACAGACGAATGGTGGGATTCCGATAGATGGAATAAGGAACTCGCGAAGGACTTGAATCCAATCCTTCAGGAGATAGCCGACGAACATGGACATGAAGCTGCGGATGCACTCGATTGGGAATACGTCACGGAAGTGACCGAGGCTTACATCGAGAAGGCATCCGAAGCTCGTTCAATGAACATCAACGAGCAGACGAGGCGCAGACTCTTGAGGGAACTCGAAGAGGAAGAGCCGGACGTCGCTCATGTATTCGAGGTCAGAGAGAACACTTCCAATGTACTGGCCAGATCGGCGGCAACAGCAATCGCTTCCTGGGCGATCAGTGAAGCGACACATCAGGCGATCTCTGGTGGAGCACCGAGGGTCATCGGTCGTGTAGTCGAGAAGGAATGGGTGACAGGAATCAATGCGAGACCAAGTCATGCAGCGATGAACGGCGAACGAGTTCCGATAGATTCAGATTTCTCTAACGGGCAGCACTGGCCGGGAGAGGACACAGGGAGACCGAACGAAAGTTGTGGATGTAACTGTTCCACGGAAATCGTTATTACAGGAGGCTAATATGAACTATAAAAAATTTACCGCAAAAGTTGACGAAGAGACCGGCAAGATAGCCGGATTCTTTAGTACTTATGACAAACAGCCTGATTCATACGGCGACATCATCGAATCGGGTGCATTCACCAAGACGATCGCAGATAGAGAAGCGACTGGACATCCATTCCCTCTCTGCTTTAATCATGACTTCAGTTCCGTGATCGGAGCAGTCAACACGATTGAAGACACAGAGAAGGGACCGTATATCGAAGCTGACTTCCTTGATACCCAGCTCGCACAGGATGTACGCAAGATGGTCAAGTCCGGAGCGATCTGGCAGTTTTCGTTCGCTTATGACGTAACGGGTTACAGAGAACCTACAGAAGACGAAAAGAAGGCGGGCATCGTCAACGTTCTCACTGGTGTGGACGTTTACGAGATCAGCGTGGTCACAGTCCCCGCTAATCAGAATGCAGTCATGACTGATGTCAAGACTGCTATCGAAGCAGAGATCAAGTCGTGCAGACGAAACAGCAAGTCTGACGAGGAGATCATCAATCAGATTATCGACCTTGCGAAGTCATTACTGACCAAGGATGATGATACAGAGAAGACAGAGGAAGGAACCGAAGAGGCACAGCCCGAGATCAACGAGGCATCGGAGGAATTGAAGGCGAACGGTAATTCGGAGAGAGCCAAGGCCATTCTCAAAAGAATCAACTTAATAAAGGAGGTTCCTGACGATGAAGATTAAGGAACAGCTTACAGAAAAGAAGGCTGCACTCGTGGAGCTTGAGCCTCAGCTCAAGTCCGAGGAAGTCACAGACGAGATGATCGCACAGGGCGAGGCTCTCGTATCTGAGATCACTTCCCTAGAGGAGCAGATTGCAAAAGCTGAGAAGGCCGCAGAGGTCCTCAAGGCTATCGGCACTAAGTCCGAAGACACAAACACAGACATTACGGAGGTTAAAAAAATGTATACAATGGAAGAATTCGCTAAGAAATGCACAGAGATGGTCGATCGTAAGTCCGGCGCAAGCGTTCATTTCGAAAAGGCCTACAACACGACAGTAACTGCTCCTCAGATTGCTGATGTTGACAGAAGCGTCGCACCTCAGGATGACAGAACTGCTGCTGCTTCGTTCTTCACGAACGCTACAATCAGCGGCAACGCTATCACATACTTCAAGCAGGGCGCTTTTGAGACACAAAGTGGAATCAGCCCCACAGCGCAAGGTAACAAGAAGCCCCAGGCTTCCACATCCTTCACAGGTACCACTCTTGCTCTTTCCAAGCTCGCTGCTTACATCAAAGAGACAGACGAGATCATCGCTGATGCTCCGTTCCTGGCTTCCGAGGTTCAGAACACACTCGTGTATCAGCTTGGAACAGTTGAGGATGCTTTCATCGTTAATGCTATTGCCAATACTTCCGGCATCGGCGCAGCTGAGTATGACGGAACGACTATAACATTCGCAGACGGTATTCTTGAGGCTATCCTGAAGGTTAAGGCAGACAGCGCATACGATGCTTCTGTTGTTATCCTGAATCCTGCAGATGTGTTCACACTTCTGACAGCTAAGGATTCCAATAAGCAGTATTACGGAGGTGGTTTTTTCACGGGTGCTTACGGTAATGGAGCTCTTTCCATTCCTGCTGCTATCTGGGGCGTACAGATCTTCACCTCTTCCGCAGTAGCACAGGGTTCCGCTATCGTAGCGGCTCGCCAGGCAGTTAAGATCTGGAAGAAGGGTGGTCTTGACGTTAAGCTCTACGAGCAGAACGAAGACGATGCACTATACAACAGAGTCACACTACTTGCAGAAGAGAGACTCGCATGTGCAGTAGTTGATCTTAAGGGTGTTGTTGTTCTCGAACAGGGTTCCTGATGATTTTTCTGGGGAAGGTCCTTCGGGACCTTCCCTTTTATTCTTGAAGAAAGGAGGCTCGCGAAGATGAAAATCTACAGAGTCAACGGAGATCTTAGATGGTTCGCTGATGGTGAAGCACCGGAAGGAGCTATTCTCCACTCTAAGGCGAAAAAGGCTGCCGAGCCTATGAAGGTTCCCGAACCTGAGACCAAGGCGAAGAATGCGCCTGCAAATAAGTCAAGAAAGGCAGGAGCGAACAAATGAGTATGTTGACACCTTGGGGCTATACGCTCACGACGGCCACGGCTCTGACCGACTTTCTGACCACGACTGAGTTTGATTCATTCACCAATAGCAAGTTCACTGGAGATCAGAGGATCGCCGCGAACATTCCATCAGCTACACGGTCCATTCAGAACTATTGTGGATGGCATGTTTATCCTGCACTTGCTTGCGAGATGGTTTACAATATGAGAGATCTGAGGGACGCTTTTGTTGGCAACGATCTTCTGATTCAGCTACCTGCTACACTGGTCAATTCAGTGACGAGTATCTTACTGGATGCACAGAAGGTTGACGGCGAATGGACAGGCGAAGAGACGACAGACTTTGATCTCAATGCGAGCGGACTGATTCGAGTTTACGACGTCGGCTATCACGACCGCAGATCCAAGATCCGTATCGTGTATGATGCCGGACTCGCAGAGAGCCAGATGGATGTCCTGAAGGAGCTCACGGCTCACATGGTCGTTCATGCAGTGTCCAGTTCTTATGGAATCACCTCCGAGGCGGCGGGTGGCGTGTCCGTCACTTACAACGCAGCGTGGGCAGGGAACACGAGAGCTTCGGCACTGCCTGACGACAACAAGGAGATCCTGGCGGCGTATAAAGTGAGGGGGTGCTATTAATGCTCCCTTCATGGTGCTCACAGTCTATCACACGAGTCAGACCGGG